ACAAGGTCGTTCCCGTGCGCATTGACGCGGAGAACGCGCACGGCGGCTGGGACGCGACCAACCTGGTGACCGACAAGAAGGTCCGCATCAAGAGCGCCCAGCGCCTGCGCTGCCCGGCCAACCGCGATGGCTCGCCCCAGACCCAGCCCAAGGTCCAGGCCGCGACCGACGATGGGAAGAAGACCAAGGGCAAGAAGACCGCCAAGGCCAAGCGTGAGGGCGAGGCCAAGGAGAAGAGGCTCGGGTGCCTGGACGCCGCCGCCAGGGTGCTGGGCGAGACCGGCCAGGCCATGAACTGCCAGGAGATGATCGAGGCGATGGCGGCCAAGGACTACTGGACCAGCCCCAACGGCAAGACGCCCGCCGCCACGCTCTACAGCGCGATCCTCCGCGAGATCACCACCAAGGCCAACAAGTCCCGATTCGTCAAGAGCGAGCGCGGCAAGTTCGCGCTGGCCCGGTAGAAATGGAGGCCACGATGGACCGCGAAGTCCTGAAGTTGATGGCGCACATCGACCAGACGCGGGCCGAGGTGCGAACCGCCATCGAGCGCATGCCGCCCGACGACCTGGTACAGCTGTTCCGCGACTGCACGGCGGGGCGTCTGGCGAGCTACGCGATGGACGGCGAGACGATGCAGCTAGTCGGCATGCTGGCAGCGATGGCCATCTACGACATCTGCCAGAGCCGCGAAGACGAGGATGATTGGACGCCGCCCGGCCCGGCATGCCCGCGCTGCGGCGAGGACGACATCGACCATCTCGTCTGGCTTGACGACGAGAAGGTACGCTGCACGAGCTGCGGCACGGTCTACGATCCAAACCAGCCGGACGCGGAAGCGTAGCCGGTCCCGACAACCCCATCGCCCACGAGACCCCCTGGCCGGGTCTCTTCTCGTTGGTCGCGTAGTTCATCGCGGCACCTCCGACGCGACCCGGGCCAACGCGGGCCGGCGATCGGCCCCGGTTGGCGTCTGGTCCGCCTCGGGGCAACCGGACGCGACGGGGGCCAACGTGGGCGAAACGCGGGCCAATTCCGGGGCCAGATACCGCACCGGCTTGCCCAACTCCCGCGCGATCCGAATTTCCGCCTGGACGCCGATGCTTTCCTCCCAGCCGTCGAGCATCAGGACCACCACCTCGTCGCACCGCCCCAGGCGCTCCCGCGAAAATCTGAACAGAAACTCAGTCAACCGGGGAAGCGCCTGGCCCAGTGGGCCAGCCATCGGCTGGAAGGGCTGCGAGCCAGAAGCTCGCGGTCGAATCGCTGCCAGAAGGTCCAATCGCTGCGTAGGCCGTGTTCGACCAGGTGATGGCTGTGGGCAATCGGCGAGACCACGAAATAGCCGGCGCGCAGTAGCGCCGCCGTCGCTCGGCAGGCCGCGCGGAAGCGTCCTTCGCGCACCGCCGAGTCCGGGTCTGAGTACGGGCTGGCCAAATAGCTGATCATGCTCCCCCCGTTGTCCCGTCCAGCCGTCGGGGGCCAATGTCTACCAGCGCGGGCGGGAGCCGGCCGGCATCGGCCCGCGTGTCGGTCTCCAAGGCTGCCAGCAGGTTCCAGGCGGCGGCCACAAGATGGTCCTCGTCGTCCCGGCCCGCCAGGTAAGCGAACAGGTGTCGCAGGGCCGAGTCCAGGAAGCAGCTGAGCGGGATGCCCTGCTCCCAGTTGCGGTCGCCGTACTTGGCCGCGCCCTTCTCGAAGTGCCGGGCCAGGCGGGTCATGGCCAGCGCGGGAAGCAGGTCGAACCGCCCCTTGCCGGCTTGCCGGTCCCGCACGGCCCCGGTCGCAAACTGCTGGCGCTCGCCGGAGTCGTGTAGGCTGTAATCACGCATGACCATTTCCCCTTTCCGCCTTGCGGCCGGTGAACTTCTCCCGGCGCTGGACAATGACCGTGGCGTGTTTTGGTTCGCTCTTGTCCCACCGGCGATGACAAGGAACGCAAAGCCAGCGGACCCGCAACGGCTCGTCGTAGTTGAAGTGTGCTGCCTCGATGCGTCGATCCGTGGCCCCGCATTCCTCGCAGGCATCCGGGCGGACAATGTTCCCGGCCTGAACGTGGTAGCGCAGGAGGCTCTGGGCGGTGCGAGCTTTCGCAATCGTTCGTCGCAGGGTCTGTCGTCCCGTCGCTTGCGCCGTGACCTTGCAGGCGTAGGAGCAGAACCGACGCCGCAAATGGGGCAGCGGGAAGATGCCCAGGCACACCGGGCAGATCGTCCACGAGCGTGGGCGGCGATTGCCGCCCACCTTACGCTCGCCCGGCGAGCAGCTCGGAGCGCGGGGTTTGATTTCCTTGAGGATCAACACGGAATGCCTCCTTTCCGGTGAACTTGCACCAGCGTTCGCAAATCACGTCACAGTAGAGCGGGTCCAGCTCCATGAGGTATGCCTTGCGCCCCGTCTGCTCGCAGCCGATGAGCGTCGAGCCGCTGCCGCCGAACAGGTCGAGGACGTTCTCGCCGGGCCGCGACGAGTACTGGAGTGCCCGCACGGCCAGCTCGACCGGCTTCTCGGTCAGGTGGACCATGTTCTGCGGGTTGACCTTCTTGACCGACCAGACATCGACGGCGTTGTTCGGGCCGAGGAAGACGTGGGCGGCGCCCTCGCGCCAGCCGTAGAAGCAGTTGTGCGTGACGATGCCGTCCGCGACGTAATGGTGGTACTTCTCGACGCTCATCGAGTACACCGGGCCGTCGTAAGGCTGCACATCGACCGCACGGATGGCTTCCCACACGGACTCCTGACCCCGACCTGGCACTGGGACAGCCATCACCTCCGGGATCAGGTTGCAGCTCCGCACCAGCAACGAGGTCCGGTCCCCGTACTTGTGCCTCGTCTGGTTGCGGCAGACGAGCGGGTAATAGATGCTGCGCCCATAGTCGGCGAGGGCCTGCCGCGCCGACCGCTCCAGTTGATCCAGGTCGAGATGATCGTAGATTTGCCGGATCATGGCAGGCGAACGCCGTGTGGTGTTGGCTTGGGTCCAAAAGGTCGTCGGGATGCCGTAGGCCACGGAGACGATCTGCTCGAACGTTGAAGCGTCGTCCTTGGACTCGAACGTCCTCAGCACCCACACGCTGTCGCCGCCCTCCATCATCAACCGCTGTTTGACGCCCAGACCCCAGGTCGTATACAGCTTACTCCGGCCGACCCTCCACCAGTTGCCTCGCTGCATCAAGTAGACGCACCACTTCGTTTTCGCGGCCGGGGTCATCCGCACGCTCCAGATGTGGCCGTCGGTCGCCCACGAGGTCCGCAGGCCGACAACCACCCCGTACAGCGGGCCGTGGTAGTGGCGGCTCGTTGTTCGTACCTCCTGGCCGCGACGCAGCCCGACCATCATCGAATGGTGCCGGGAAAAGCTCACGACGTGGTCACCGTCGCGCAGCCCGCGGATGGCCGAGGAACCGGAGGCAGTGAGGACAGAAGTGTCAGGAGGCTGACACCACTCGTGGTTGCCCATGAAGTCCTTGCGGGTCAGGACGGGATGCTCCTTGACCCAGATGATCGCCTGCGAGAAGTACAACTCGCACGCCTTGAGGACCGGCGGGTAGTTGGCACAGTTGGCGTAGCCGCCCCAGATGTAGAACGCCCGGCCGGGTAGCAGCACGCGGGCGAGGTTCCCGAACCAGGCATGCAGCATCTGGTCGAACGCCTCGTCCGAGACGAAGTCGTTGGCCAACGGCCGGTCCTTGGGCCGCAGCTTCTTGTGGGTCGGCGCCTTGGGGCCCTGGCGAGCGACATCGAAGGCCCGATGATGGTTCTGCGGCTGGGTGTTGGAGTCGCCGAAGGAGGACAGGCCAGCAGCGATGGCGTTGTTGGAGCGCGGCTCGACCTTCACGTTGTACGGCGGGTCGGTGTTCACCAGGTGAATCGGCGCGCCGTCCAGCAGCCGGTCCACGTCCTCGGGCTTGGCGCTGTCGCCGCAGAGCAGGCGGTGCTCGCCGAGAATCCACAAGTCGCCTGGCTTGGTCACCGCCTCGTCGGGCGGTGCCGGCACCTCGTCGGGATCGCACAGGCCGTCCTTGACGCCGGGGTCGAGTAGCTTGGCCAGCTCGTCTTCGTCGAAGCCGAGCAGGCCCAGGTCATAGTTCATCTCCTGCAGACCGGCCAGTTCGATGGGCAACAGGTCGTAGTTCCAGTCGGACAGCTCGGCGCTCTTGTTGTCGGCGATGCGGTAGGCCCGGGCCTGCTCGGGGGTCAGATCCGTGGCGACGTGGACCGGAACCTTCTTGAGACCGAGCTTCAGCGCGGCCTTGTAGCGCGTGTGGCCGACGACGATGACGCCCTCGGCATCGACCACGATCGGCTGGCGGAAGCCGAACTCGCGGATGGAGGCCGCGACGGCCTCCACGGCGTCGTCATTGTGGCGCGGGTTGTTCGCATACGGCTTGACCCGCTCGATGTCCCACAACTCGATGTTCATGGTTTGTCTCCTCTGTTCTGGAAACTCCCGGCGCGGCAGGCTCACATGCGCTCGCCGGCCGCGTCATAGTTCATCCACAGCACCTCAACCTTCTGCTTCTTGCGCTTGGCCGAGCTGGCGCAGTCCCGGACGACGATCTTTTCGCAGCGCCAGCCTCTAGGCAACAGCCGGCTCTCGTACTCAGGATGGCGGTAAGCGGAGAGCATCACCCGGGCTCGCAGCGACGGCAGGAAGTCGAGCAGCTCGACGTGCCGCTCGTAGGTCATCTCGTGCCGGTACACCTTCCTGGCCGTGCGCGTCGGCGGCAGGTACGGCGGGTCGAGGTAGAAGAACACGCCGGGACCGTCGTACTTGGCCATGAACTCCAGCGCCGGCAGGCGCTCGACGACGACAGGTGCGAGCCGCTGGTTAACCTCCCACAGCCCATCGATGGCTGTCCACCAGGCGCTGGCCTGCTCGTTGACGCCACGCCGGACGCGGTTGATCGACAAGGGCGCGAAGCCCTTCTGGTTGCCGCCCCGGCTCTGTCGCACGAGGACGAAGAAGCGGGCAGCCCAGAACGGACTCGGCTCGCGGTCCAGTTCCTCGGCCCACTGGACTTCGTGCCGTTCCCAGCGCTGCACGGCGGCTGCGGCCGCGTCGAAGAACGGGCGGCCGAACGGGGTCAGCTCCAGCTCGCGCCGGAGCTGCTCGAACAGGGCGGGGTCTTGCAGGCAGCGCCAGAGGTTGGTGAGCTGCAGGTCGATGTCGTTGACCACTTCGCTCACGCCCTGATAGCTCCAGCTCCACAGCTCGCCGAGGGCGCCGCCGTAGGGGATGCCCCGGAAGGTGTGCCGAGGAGCGAGGCGGTGGATATGCGGGGCGAGGTAGGTTTTGCCGCCGAACCACTTCAGCGGCGGGTTCGGGAAGACCACTCGGCTCGGCGGCGTCAGGGTTGTGTTCACGATTCGTCTCGCTTTTTTGGTTCCGGGAAGTTCGGACATCGAAAACAAACTCTGCTCAATTCGGCAGCTGTTCCCACGGCGGTCGATTCCGGCAATCCTGCCGGGAAGTACCTATTTCGCGTCTGTGTGGTGGGAGCGCTCTCACCACACAGCGTGTGCTCACGCCTTGTGGCGTGAGCACACGCAGGGGGTATTAGGGGGACTCACACCACACACAGAACAGCGTTTCCGCTGTGTGGTGCGACTACTCGCCACACAGCACGCGCTGTGAGGAGTGGTCGGGACGATGCTCTCACCACACAGGTTTCTCATTCAGCGACCTCCTCGTTGGCGGTTTGGGGAACATTCGCGTAGGCCGATGGACGGTTGCGCCCGCTCGCCCAACGGTGGACCAGGCCCAATCCTTCCGCCCGACGAAGCAGGCGTTCGGCCTTCCAGTCGGATAGGCCGGCTGCGTTCGCCTCAGCCAGGATTGCGTCGCGCGTCTTGGGCTTGTCCATCACGAAGGCCGCTGCGAACCGTTCGGCGTCCCAGGTCGGCTCGGGCTGTTCCGGTTCGTCCGTATCTGCCTCCGCCCGGCGTACCCGCCTGGGGCGTTCGCTCCGCAGCAGCGTCGGGTCGAGGTCGTCAGCCGGCAGCCACACCGGGAAAGCCCAGCGCAGACACCGTGGCATCACCGGCGGCCACGAGCGCACGGCCGCTTCCAGGACGACCACGTCATCCTCTTCGTGCGGCCGCAGGACCAGGTGCGTGTCGGTCGCCCGGCTTTGGCTACCCGCCCCTGCGCCCACATCGGTGATCGCCTTGCCCGACTGGTTCCCCTTGCTGGTGTGGTGGATCAGCACGAAGCAGCAGCCCAGCAGGTCGGCGTAGCGGTCGATGGCGTTGTAAACGTTGGCCATCGTGCCGTTGTCGTTCTCGTCCATCTCACGGGGCATGAAGCGATACATGGCGTCCAGGATGATCACCCGGAACCGCCCCGGCTCCAGCGACCGGAAGTACGGCCCGAGCGAGAAGATGTCCTGCCAGTGCCCGCGCAGGTTTTGCACGAAGACACGCCCGCCCACGTCCGCGAGGCTGATCTGCCGGGCCGCCGCGACCTTGGGGATGCGGTTGGCCGAGGTCTCGCCGTGAAGTTCGTTGTCGATGATCAGCACGTCGCCCTGCACTGTTTCAAACATGTCGAGCCACGGCCGTCCCGTGGCGACGGCCAAGGCCAGATCGGTGACAAGCCAAGATTTTCCAATTTTTGGAGCCGAGATGACGTTCATCGTCTCGCCCCGGCGCAGCAGGCCGTGAATCAGTGGCGGCCGCAGCTCGGGGTAGCGTGCCATCAAGTCGGCCAGGCTGACCGGGGCGAGTTGCGGCGCCTGGGCCATGAGCTGGTCCCAGTGCCCCTCTGCCATTGCGGTCGCGATCTGGTCGGGCTCGTAGCGGGCGACACTGGCGGCGATCCGCTCGACTTCGCGGGGCGACAGCGGCGGGAAACAACGGTCCTTGTTGGTCTGGAGCAAGGCGGCGGCGATCTCGGCCTGGGACATCCCGACCCGGCGCATATTCCCGCCCAGGCGCGCTAGGGTCGCGTTCCGTTGGCCCTCTGGGATCGCGTTCGCCTGGCCGCCGCCGGCCGCCACGTGCGCCAACGTGGGCGTTTCCAGGGCCAAGGAGTCGAGCAACCCAACCAACCACGACGGCGGCTCGGGCAGACGGTTCGGCGTGTCGTCGAGTTCCAGGCCAGGAGCCCAGCGGTAGGCACGCCCTTCGACCACCGAAGGCGGCACGAGGATGTAGCCGCCATCCGTGCGGGTATCGACCTTCGGGGCCAGCCGGCCTTCGGTGCAGCGCCACGCCTTGCCCGCCGGCCGGCGAAAGAGGTAATGCCGTCCGCCGCGCGGCGTCAGCCCCATAGCGCCGGTCTGGGCCAAGTCGGCGCTGCGCTCCGGGTCACCGGGCCAGGGATTGCCGTCACCGTCGATGTCGATGACGATGAGTCCTTCGGTCGGGATGCCGATGTTGGCATTCGGATGCTGCGTCCACCAATGTTCGATCCTCTCTTGGTCCGTGGTCGCGTCATGGAAGCCATGCTCGGTCAACGGCGCTTTACTGCCCGGCGCGCAGGGGAAGACCCGGTAGCCCAGCTCGGCATAGCGGAGAGCAGCCGTCAGCAACTCGCCCGGCGTCACCACGGAATCTCCTCCTCCGCGGCGACCGCGTTGTAACCGAACGGGAAATCAATGGCGTCGGCCGGCACGTCTCGGTCGTCGAGGGCCGGCGGCACGTCGCCCAGCTCGTAGCCGACGATCCGGTCGAAGTCGTCGCCGGCGACGCTGTGGACGGTGATCTCGCGCGTGGGGGCCAGGCGTCCGTTCTGCGCCAGAGCGACTGCTTCTTCAGCCGTCTCCGGGACAGACTCCTGCGAGCGCTGCTTCCACCAGGCGACGGCCTTCTGCCGGGCGTAGCCAGCGTGCTCAAAGCAGACCCACTCGGACTTGTAGTCGTGCCAGCCGACCTTGTAATCGACCCGCATGGTCCTCGGGGCGTCGTCCGGTGCGCCGCGCTTCTTGTGGACGCTGTAGAACACGTCCTCCACCACATACCTGGTCGTCGTCACCTGACCCGACAGGATGCCCGCGCTGCTCGCTTTCGCATCGTGCTTGCCGCGCTCGGGCGGCGGGAACTCGTAGCCACAGTCCGGGCAGCGTGCGTAGCCCGCGGCGATGACCGACTGACATTGCGGACACTCTTTTGCCGGGGTCTGGCCGTTGCCGCTCGCGCCCGATCCCTTGACCTTGATCCCGTCTACTGGACCGTGCCGCACCACGTTGCCGCCAAAGTCGAGTACGAGACAGTTGTGCTTGCCGGGGTGCAGCCGGAAGCCTCGCCCGACCATCTGGTAGTAGAGGCCCGGTGACAGCGTTGGCCGCAGCAGGACCACGCAATCGACGTTCGGCGCGTCAAAGCCGGTCGTCAGCACGTTGACGTTGCACAGGTACTTCAGTGGCTCGGCCGCGTTTGCTCCAAAGTCGATCTGAAGCTGCCGCGCCCATTCCTGATGTCGGAACCTGGCAATCAGCCGGTCCCGCTCGCCGTCGGGCGTCTCTCCGCTGACGAAGCCGCATTCGATGCCGTGCTGCTCTTTCAGTACCCGCACGACGTGCTCGCCATGCTTGATGCCTGAAGCAAAGATCAACACCGCCTGGCGGTCGCGGGTGTATTCGACGATCTCGGCGCAGGCGGCCCGCACGAGCGCATCCTGGTCCATCAGGTCCTCGACCTCGCCGGCGATGTACTCCCCGCCGCGCACGTGCAGGCCGCTGGTGTCGGCCCGCGCCTTGCCGGCCTTGGTTACCAGCGGGCAGAGGTAGCCCTGGACGATCAGCTCGCGCACGCCGACCTCGTAGCAGACCGACTGCAGCAGCTTGTCTGGCCCACAAATAGTCCCAGAATCTAAGCGATACGGCGTCGCTGTGAATCCGATTACGCGCAGGTGCGGGTTGATGGCTTTGGCATCGGCCAACAACGTTCGGTACATCCCCTCGCCGTCGGCCGGGATAAGATGGCTCTCGTCAACGAGGATGAGGTCAAACACGCCGAGTTCCTCTGCCCGCTGGTAGACGGACTGAATGCCGGCGACGATGGCGGGGTGCGTGGTGTCGCGTCGCTTCAGGCCCGCCGAGTAGACACCGAAGCGGACCTCGGGGCAGACCTGCCGCAGCTTGTCCGCCGCCTGCTCCAGCAACTCCTTGACGTGGGCCAGGATCAGCACCCGGCCGTCCCAGCGCGTCACCGCGTCCTTGCAGATGGTCGCCATGACCGGCGTCTTGCCGCCTGCGGTTGGGATCACGACGACCGGGTTGTCGTCGTGGGTCCGGAGGTAGGCGTAGACGGCTTCGACGGCTTCACGTTGGTAAGGTCGGAGTTGCACCAACGTCCCCCTCGATCTGCTCGATCACCCGACTCAGATACCGGCGCGCTCTCTTGAGGTCTTCCAGCCGGCCGTCCCTGCTTTGCTGCCGGATACGGACGACAACCTTGCCGCCTTTGACAGGTTCGTGCTTGGAGATCTCCAGGCGGACGACCTGGCTGTCGTCGTGGAAGACGCCGGCGTGCTGCAGCGCATCCGACAAGCACTTGTGAAAGTTGTCCGCGTCGCGCTTGCGGCGGTCCGGCGGGAACAGTTCCACGACCAGGTCCAGTGGCCCGCTCAACGGCTCGATCTGCTGCGCCGCCAGGAGAGCCATGACCGCGTCGCGGTAGGCCCGGCCCCGGCGGCTGATGAGCGTCACGTGGCCGAGGTGCCGGTAGTAGTGGTTCAGGCTCGGCGGAAACGGCAGTTCCAGGGTCAGCATTCCGGCCTCGACGGAGAAAAAGGAAAGCGGCCGCGGCACGACCGACGAACGGACCCTTTAAGGCAGAAAGTGTGTGTGTCCTGTCCCGACATCGTGCCGCGGCCGCAGAGGTGCTGTTCAGCCGCGCCGCCAGGGAGGCGCGTTGGACGCCGCCTGCTGCGGCTGGCCGGCGGCCGCCTCCTTCTTGGCGTAGCCGCGGACTTCGTTCTGCAGCTCGCCGGTGTCCTCGCGCTTCTTCAGCTTGACCGTGATCACCAGCGGCAGGTTGTGCAGCTCACAGCTGTCCCTGGGCGTCATCACGCCGACCGCTCGGCAAATGGCCGACAGCTCCGCCCGCGCGATCTTCACCGCCGTCTCGTTGGCGTTGTGCAGGTTGAGCCGCGCCCAGACGAAGCGGTTCTTGTACGGCCCTTCCAGGATCTGGAAGGTGAGCTGCAGGTAGCGGCCGTCGCCGCTCTTGGTCGGCTTCATCTCACTGTCGGTGATCATCGCCAGGTACTTGCCGGCCGGGATCGGCTCCAGGTCGGTCGTCGGATCGACTTCGTTCGCGTTGAAACCATGCAGGTCAGCCATTGGTTGGTCCTCCGTTCGGGGTCACATGGGGTTGGTGGAAGAAGGAAGCGTAAGCGTGCCAGTCGAGCGGCAGCTCGTCGGGCAGGTTGAGACGATTCTTGGCGACGTGAGAGGGGCGTTCGGTCGTGTACAGGACGCGCTCGCCGGTGCCGATCCCCTTGCTCTTCTTGCGGCTGAAGCCCTCGTCGGTCTGCTTGGTGTAGACCTTGTACGTGGCGAACAGGACCTCGTCGCACCATTCCTGGATGGTCTGGGAGGCCAGCTTGTGCAGCCTGGGCACGTAGCGGTCGTAGCTGTCCGTCTCGGGGTTTTCGAATCGTTCGATGCGCGAGTGAGCGATCAGCACGACGGTCATGCCGCGGTCGTTGCGCAGGGCGTCCAGGCCGGTCAAGAACTCGCGCCACGGCGTCAGGGCGAAGACGTAACCCTTGCCGTAGCCGATGTCCTCGATGTTCTCGACGGAGCGCTGCCGGCAGACCTCGGCCCAGATCAGCCGCTCCAGCCAGTCGAGCGAATCGACAACGACCGTGCGGTAGGGGTGCTGCTCCGTGTAGAGCGCTTCCAGCGCCTTCAGCGCGTTGGCGTAGGTCAGGGCCAATGGGAACTTGTCGCAATCGATCTCGCCCAGGCCGTCCTCGGTCTGGACGAACACGGGTCGGTCGCTGGAGGCGCCGAAGGTCGATTTGCCGACGCCGTGGGTGCCGTAGAGCAGCAGGCGGCGTGGGGCGATGCGCTTGCCGCTTTGGATTTGTGCCAGGAGACTCATGGTCGGTTCCTCGGGTCAAATGTGGTCGAATACGCGCAGTTCCTCGTAGCCGGTGGGCCAGTGGTCGAGCTGCCGGCAGCGCACGAGGCGCTCCAGGGCGGCCTCGTTGTCCCGCTCCGCGACGGCCAGGACGCTCGGGTCGATCCGCCAGACGCCGC